CTTTGAGTTCTTTGATAAGTTTGATTTTGCTCTCATCAGTAAGCCCGAGAATTTTGTTCGTAAATCTTTCAAGTAAATCCGTGCCATCGTCTTTTATTCCGTCTGCATTAATAATTATACCATCAGGCAATACCTCCATCATAAATGATTTATAGAAGTCGCCAGTGTCTTTAAGTGTATAAGGTGAGCCTGCTACCTTTTCGGGGTTGTAAACGGTTTCAGTTACGATTGAATAACGTCCGATAACCTGGTCATCTTCGTTAACTCCTTGTTCAAATAGTTGGTCAATACGTATAAAATCGAGTACTTTTGTCTTGAATTTCATATCTGAAAACACGTAAAACCATATCTCACGCTGAGAAATGTGCATTGTTCGCTCCATCAAATCACCCAAAACAGTATCCATTAACCCCATTAGCACAAAGTTACAATAAAAAAAGGGTGCAACCGTAGCCACACCCTAATTTATACTTTCTAAAGATAGTTATCACTTCTTAGTTGAACGCTTTTTAACGCCTTTATTAGCCAATTCAAACGCTACCTTTACCACGTTGGGCTTGATATGCTTGAACAACAAATAAGCGTCTTTTAACGATTTGTCAGTCAACTGCTCAACTGCAAATTGTGTGCTCCCTACTTGAACGTACATTATACTTCAGTATAAGATACTTCACCGTCAAATCCTGCCTTAGAAACGCTTAAAAGCATTGCATCACCAGTTCCAGGAGTTGTATAAGTAGCAACATATTCACCGATAGTACTTAAACTTTCAGTAACCGTTAAAGGCGTTACAGCAACCCCGTTAGCCGTAAGTGTCCAATCAATAGACAAAGCACCGCTGTATGTAATAGGATTCAAAGCCGTTCCATAATCAAGCGCAGCTGTGAAAGTCAAAGAACCTGCAGCAATAGTAACAGCTGTAAGATTAACGTCAATAAGACCTGTTAAGTCATTAAAGTTAATTCCTGCCTCTGTTGGCGTAATCATATACATTGTTGACTCATCGAATAAACGATCAAAGTCAAATCCTAACATAATTTTTTGCGTTGTTGAATCAGTCGCAAATGTGAATGTCGGGTTAAATGAAGGGTTATCAACAGCTATTGGATACAAATCAGTACCTACTTTTGAACCTACTAAATTTCCGTTAATGTCAACGATGTAAACACCGAAATCTACACAACGATTATTTTGAAGTTTACCCAATAATGTTGGAGTTGAATCATCAGCCCATAATTCGCCTGCAAAACTTCTTTTACCTTGACGTAAAAATACCATTCTTCCACTATTAGCCTCTTCAAATTGGCTATCAGCTTTAGGCATTTCAACATTCTCGAAGTTTGGAAGTGGAAACCATCTTTTTGTAGCATCTACTTCATTGATTAAATCCGCCCACGTTGGAAGTGGTGAAGTCAAATCTAAAAAGTTTGCTGTTCCATCAGCTCCAAACAATGGAACCATTATTAATTTACTTGTTACGCTTTGTAACGGTACGCAATTAGGTCTCCCAGTGTTGCTTAAGCCGCTTGCGCAATTACATCCTATACTCATAATTTTTGTTTTTTTAATTAATTAACATTTACAATTTTCCTTATACTTTGTGAGCGTAATTCTTAACTCTACCCCTGATAAATTTGCGTCTAAAATGTTTTGAAACATTCCGTTTTCTTGTTCAACACCGAACCTCGTAAATTCGATAATCTCCCAATCTTCAATGGTTTTAAAATTTCTATTTCTGTTTATGGTCTCAATAAACTCTTTTGCTAGCTGCTCCATTGGGTAAACAACTTGCGTAATGTGGTCCGCAGTGTAGTAATTAGCGACATCGGTCTCATCTAAAAAGAAGATACGCACTGAACTTTCAATGTCAATAGTGCTTTCACGCCCAAATTGTTTGTAATTCAAAGAACCAAGCAGCCAAATAATTGGCGTTTTTGCCGTGACATCGTTACTTAAGATAGTCCATTCTCTGTTAGTTGCCTTTTTGGTTCCGTGAATAAAAAACGGTTGCGGCAAATTAATTACACCGTCTAGTGCTATTGAATCAATGTTTTCGCCAATTATAAACGTATCAAAATCAACCTCTGTTAATAGAAATTCGTCTCCAATTACATTAGTAACTTTTTTCCCTACTCTAGCCCATTTACTATTACAAGTGAACGTCTTTGGGTCACTATAAGTGCCATCAATAGTTGAATCCATCTGAGAAACAACATTAGCAATAATAGTTGATAGTTCATTAATCATATCCAATAAGCTGTTTGTTTCTGAAAACCGTTAAAAGTATTGAAATGACCTTTTCCAATATACGTTACCGTAAACGTTCCAAGACCATCACCACCCGTAACCGTTACCACTTCGTTAAGTTGATAATTGCTGCCTGCTGCGTTAACTTTTCCTGACTCTATTAAACTACCATCTGTCAGAATATCAAGCGTTAAACCACTACCAAACGTAGCAGTCGTTGGAACATTTAAAGCATCTACATACGTTGTTCCTGCATTCAATAAGCTAATCGTTACCACTTGACCCGTTATAGCATTCATATTCACTTGTATGTACGTTTGAATAGCCTTATAACTTCGAATAGCTTCGTTGTAACGTGCATAAATCATTGAATACAGCGTGCTTACTGGCTCTGAATTTTCACTTATTGGTCGAACATTTCCGTAAGGAGTCATTTGGTTAATTAAATCTTTCGAGTATTCAAAGTAAATAAATCCCTTAAGCATCTCTTTTATACCATCTGAAATAATTAACTGTCTAAACGTTAAATTCTCGTAAAACGGTTTGAACACCTTTAGAAAGTTAGGTGATTGAGGCACGTTTGCCAACAAGTCAGAATCAAATTCAGTGTATAAATTAGCCCCGAATAGTTCGATTAAATAACGCTTTTCGTACTTGTCGATGTAGTCCTGCAATTTAACAGTATCATACATCCCCGTACTTAGTTGATATTTGCCAGTAAAGTCAGAAATAGTTACAATCATTACTTATTTTTTTAGTTTTCCGAAACCTCTCTTTAGAAATTGCTTAAGCATCTCACCGCTAATTTTGAATAAAACGCCCTTAGGCAAGTGCTTAGATTGTCCGTTACCTTCAAATTCATAAATCACTTTATCATCAAATTCAATAGTTGCTCTAACACCTTCACTATCCTTTTCATAATGCACGTCAATAATTCGAGTATCCAGGTCTATTTCTACACCTTCAATATCTCTTTTCACTGTTATTTCGGCATCGTTAACGTTTAATTTAACGTTTAAATCCTTTTTTTTACGAGTTTTCTTTTCCATTGTGCAAATTTAAAAGGGGGGCTAAGAACTCAACCCCCATTAATTTTTATTATACAGCTAAAGCAGCAATTGCAGTAGCGATATTCCCGTCAACGAATGCAGGATAATCGTTCTCCTTAACATATTGAACTAAACGAGCTTCAGCAAGAATTGTCACCATATTACGTTGGAAATCGTCGTTTACATAACCAACTTGTACATTCATTGCCTCACGCATTCTTACGTTTGATTTAGTGAAATCACCTACCAAGAAAGTACCTGCAACCATATTAGTAGTTGAAACAACAACAAGGTTTGCCACTCTATTAACGTCCATCAAGAACATAGGGTAAGTATACTCACCTGTAGCAGTCTTCGTCAATTGCATTGCAGCAACATCAGCAGGATTTAAAACAACGTGTGTTGGTTCGAAATTAGCATTTTGTATTTGTGAAATAGCCACTCTAATAACATCTGAGATGTTTGGAGTAACAACCGTTCCTGCAAATGTACCAGCTGAGAAAGTAACTGAATTAGTCAAGATACCATTGATTCCACCTACTGCACCATTCAATAAAGCATCTTCGATAGCTTGGTCAATAGAAGCCATCAAGTCAGTATTGATTTCCGATTGAACGAATGACAAATCAGCAAGCATTTCCTTAGAAATCTTAACTGTTCCTGCGATTTTCTTAACCTCTTCTGAGATTTCTTCGTAAGAAGGTTGTCCCGAAATTTTGATTCCTGCTTCATCAACCCATTCAGAAACAGTTTGAACTTTTTGAGAGATATAAGTAACGAACTTAGAGTTAGTGATACCCATATTAACGATGTCACGTATCTTAATGATAGGACGAGCAATTTTAGATACTCCCGCCTCCAATGTAGATAATGCGATGTTACCAGTGTAATCACCATCGATAGTCGTATCGTACAACGCTTTAGTCTCAAGACTCATCATACCGCCTTTTTCAGCAGTTTCCTTAATTTTGTCAATGTTAGAAACATACGCTTGAGAGATTGCCTCACCTAATGAACGTGGCTTACGCTCAGATTTGAATCCTTTTTCTGAGATAGCCTCCATTTTACCCTCGAAACGTGCTATTGCTTTCTCGATTTCTTGAGACTTAACCTCTAATGCTTTTAGAGCGTCTACATCATTCTTAAGACCGTCAAAGTCTCCTTTAGTTGGCATTGTAGCCAAAGTTTCATTGAACTTAGTGTTGATTTTTTCAACTACTTGTTCTGGTGTTAAATTTTCCATTTTTAATTGTTTTTTTAGTTAAAATTTGTTTATTACTTCACTCCAATCAAATAGTTTCGGTGCTGTTATTGGCTCGATAATTGGCGAATGTTCTTTTACAAACGGTTCACTTTTTGCGAGTATAAGCATTTGACTATTCAAATATTTTAATTTCATTTCCATTTCGTAAAGGCGTTCATCACTTCCCTTACCATTTGCGAGACCTTTTATAAGCAAATCAATATCATTTGAGATTTTAACCGCCTTTTCTACCTTATCTTCGCTCTTCATTACATCTACTACATACGTTTCGCTATTCGCTCCAAACGTAACCGCAGAACCTTCGTATAATTTTAGTTCCGATATTTGATAGTAACCTTGAGAAGGTAATGTGCTGTCATCTATCCACTTCATTTTATCTTGAATGTATTGAAAACCGATTGAATGTTCACGTATAATACCATCGTTATAATCGTTCCAAGCGTCCTCTCCAATTGTTGAATTACCAAGTTGACCAACAGCATAAAGACCTATTTCATCCTCTCCTATTTGATTGAATTTACCTATTTGTTTTTCCCAATCGTGCCATCTTAAGAATGCTATTTTACGGTTACTTGTTGAATCGGGACCTCGTTCTAATATAGACTTGGTAAACGCACCCTTCTTAATCATATCGTTATCTGAGTCGATATTATCGAACTTAGCTAGGTATATTGCTACTTGTCTCTTATCTGAGCTTATATCCTTTATTTCGGCTGCTCCTTTTGTTTGGTAGTTAGTTGATTTCATAGTTAAAACGTTTGTGGTGTTTGAGGTGTTTCGGGAGTTGCCGTTATCATTGATGCAGCAACAATACGGTCATATCCATAATAATTTACTAAGGTATTAACCGCTATTTCATTCGTCATTTGTCCCGTTGCAACCGCTGTATTAAGTGCGATTATACCGTTCAAACCACCTACTGTGCCTCTAAGTTCTGTTTGCGCTTGGATAAGTCCGTTTTGTTGCGCTTGAGCCTTATCAATAGGTTCTAAAGTATATCCAAATTCAGCTGCATATTGCTCTTTAGTTATAACGCCATCAGTTAATAATAGGTTATAAGCCGTCACTTTCTCCGTTAATGCTTGATATTCTGCTAACTCATCATCTTGAAGTACTGGCAAATGGTCGAAACACGCTTCTATACGTATGCCTTCTTTATCCAATCCTAATTGGTGACAAATTGAGTCATACATTTGCTGCGTTTCAGGAATAATTGTATCTGTATAAACCATACGAATAGAATCCTTAACGTTGCTAAACGTACTACCTTTCTCACTTGAGAATAAGTTAGCGTTCATTCCGTAAGCATCTATAATAGCCATTTTGTCAGCTGTAAGCTCTTCAAATAACATCAAGTCACGTGTAGGGTAACTCATCGACTGCCAATTAACTTGACTTTCAGTGATTATTATTTCGTCTTTTGAACGGTTGTACCAATCCTTTTGTATTTCTCTCTTTTCTTCGGGAGTCATTGGAATAGCACCACCGATATCTGAGTTCTGAGCCGATAAAATACCTATTGCTCCGATGTTTTCTAACAGTACGTTACGCTTGTGGTAACTTGCTTTAATGTTTGATAGTGGATATTTCAGTGCATCGATTCTACTTGTAGGTTTAATGATGTTCATACCGTCAGTAGTTGTTAAATAAATAACATCTTCAATTGGCAAAGTTTCAATTTCGTTGTCATCATACTCGAATTTATAACCGTCAATAAGACCGTTCACGTCCATTTGTTTAAGCGTTTTGCCGCTCGTTTGTATCTGAATCTTATTACTAGGTAACGGGACGAACAAATTACGTTGATTGAATGCTCTTAATGGACAATATCCGAATGCATTTGAGTATAAAGCATCATTAACCGATAGTGAATAAACAATATCTGACCAACTTTGAACGGGATTTGGTCGATTAACCATATCTAAAAACCAATGCTCCGTGATTTCAACGTTATTTTTATCGTATAACTTCGGTATGTTGCTGCTCATCATAGAGGCACGCTTGTCGATTACGGCTCTGAACTCTGGAATAGTTAAAAACCACTCCCAAGCGTTATTAGTGTCAATCCAAATGGCGTTTTTTACACCCCATACTTGGTTTTGTATAGGTCTTAGTCTATTGAATTGGTTTATGAATCTGTTCTGTTGACCGCTGTTAACGCCAAAAAACGATTCCCAAAAATTTATCTCCATCTGAATTGATTAGAATTTAAGCAAAGTTAAGACAATTTTTTAAACATTGATTGAACAAATATAGATAATCCACTTAAGCAGTCAGGAGCATCGTCGTTTTTGTTCTTCCCTTCCTTACTAAAACTTAGTACATTTTGGATAAATAGCTCGGATTGATTGTCACCATTGCGTATAAATATCATAGAATTCATTATGTGAGCGCTCGCCATTATTATGCGTGTTATTTTGTTTTGCGTGTTATGTACTTGTAGTGTTTTCGTCCTTGTTAGCGTTCTAAGTTGACGTTCAAACATTGCACCCATACTATTCGATTCTACCCTACAATAACTTACATTCCATTTATCAAGCATCGCAGCCGTTTGAGGGATAGTTATATCGGTATTATCACGTGTCATTAAATAGTCCACAATAAACAGCTGTTTCTTCACAATTGCACAAATTGCAACAGACGTATAATCAGTGCCTTGGTCACTAACGTCCACGTAGCCAAGACAACCTTCAATAGGGTTCGATTTCGTTATTTCGGAAAACTCCTCTTTTGATAAGAAATTAAGGTTATTAAACAACCGTCCTTTCATATCTACTGGCTGCTGTTGGTATTCCGCTTCCCATATTTCGGGTGCTGTACGTTTCTTTTTTTCTATGTATTCAGCTGTTGTTAGCACGTCCTCACAAAATGACTCCCCTTGGTCATTCATAGCACTCACAATAATCGATTTATCGTATATCTTTGACTCAATATTGCGGCCTATAACATCGTTAAGGCTCCATCTAGTGCCTATATCAATCCTTGCACAACCGCTTTCAAATCGTGAATCGTGTGTACTTTCTTTCCATTGATTGATTCTATCGTTTACAGTGTCACTTAATGCGTCTTCAATGCCTCGGTATAAATCATCTGTTATAGCCACGTTTGACGCTCCGAACCCGATAATAGTACCACCAACGCCAGCACCGAAGTACCCTACTTGCTTACTTGTATTGGTATTCCATCCTTGAAGATTTGATTTATCATCTGATAGGCTTACATTGGGAAATATTGAGCGGTATTTATCCGATTTAACGATTGCTCTAACGTCATAACTGAACTTTAAGAACAATGTAGCTGTACAAGTGTTACGCATTACACTCTTAGTCGGATTTTTTCCGATTGTCCACGCACAAAATAAAGACGTGATATACGATTTACCCGCTCTTGGTGGCATTGAAACGCTTAAACTTTTGATTGTTTTCTCTTCAATTTCTTGGAAAGCGTCCGCTATTTCTTTAAGGAACGGTCTATTTACGAAAAAAGTACGGTCATAAGCCAAACAAAACTCCCAGAGTGAACGTCTTGAAAGCTCATTTCTAAGCATTCGTTTAGCGTATTCCTTACGTTCATTCATCTTCGTTTAATAAGTCCCTTAATTCGTCTGTGGTGAGGTTGGATAGGTCTATTTCGGTGTTCGTTTGTTCTATTTGTTGAATAGGTGCGCCATATCCTGAATCCATCAATGCCTTGTATGCGTTTGTGTCTCCATCTCTCGCTTTTTTTATCAGTGCTAAGGTCATCAAATCCTCTTGGCTCATCGTTTCATTCTCACCAGTCAATGGGTTTTTAAGCGACTGATTTACTTCAAGCCATTTGCGTGCTATTGTAGCTCTTCCCTTTGCTCCCTTTGGTCTACCGCTTGGATTTCCGCTTTCGCCTTGCTTAAATGGTATTAAATCTTCTTTACTCATTCTGTTTTTGTTCTGTTAATTTAATATTTCGCCGTTGCGTTTAATTTCAAGTGTTGGGTCAAGTTTTTTCATTCGGTCAATTATTACTTGGCAATATTTAGGGTCTAATTCCATACCGTAGCATTTTCTTTTAAGTTGGTGTGATGCTACCATTGTTGAACCAGAACCTAAGAAGAAATCAAATACTAAGCTATTTTCGTTTGAACTAATCTTCATTTCATTTGCAATTAATTCTATTGGCTTCATTGTTGGATGCAATCCACTTTCTCTACCAAATTCCAAACATCTTGAATAATTTACATCCTTTAATCCGTTGTTCCAAATTGCAGACTTTCTAAATAAAAGCAAATATTCTATATCTGGTCTATGTGAATCTCCTATTGGAATGGCATTTGGCTTTTTCCATATTAACACATTAAATGAATAACCACTATCCCTTGCCCATACTAAATAATCTGGCAAAAGTTCCTTATTGCAAAATATGTAAGCGTTCAATTTGTTTTTTTCAAATATTAATGGCAATACTTGTAAAAATTCAGTTGGTTCAAAGTTTGCTATAAATTCTATATCTTTTCCTTGCTTTCTCAATCCTTGCCCAATATTTCCCTTACATCCTCCTTCAGTTTCTATTTTATATGGTGGGTCTGTAAATACCATATCTGCCTTTTGTCCGTTCATTAACTTTGCTACTTGGTCGCTATCCGTACTATCCCCACAAAGTAATCTATGTTCTCCTATCTCAAACAAATCTCCTAATACAATATCCGTTTCAGTTCCGCCATCAGGTACTGCAAAGTCATCTTCTTCGGCTTCAAGTTCTTCAACTGTTAAATCAATCGGCAAATCCAATCCCCAATCCTCTAATTTTTCGGTGTCCCATTCATTCGCTAGTTCACTCCAATCGTGTTCACCAAAAGAAACATTATCCTTTATTGTGTACGATTTTAGTTTTTCAACACTTGTATTTACTGGTAATATTTTTGTAGGTACTTCTTTAATTCCTAATTCTTTACAGGCTTTCAGGCGCATATTTCCACAAATAACAACTAATTCACCATTATTATCGTAAGCAATAACCTCACGTAGTTCCAGCATTTCAGGGTCGTCTTGTAATGATTTTTTTAATTTAATAAATTTATCATCTTTCAAAAAACGAGGATTTTTAGGTAAACCTAATATTTGCCCCATATTGTTTTTTAAGTCTTTTATTTTAATTAATTGTGTTTGCATATTTTAACATTTTACCTCCGTAAGTTTCTGTTTTGTAATGGCATTCAACACATAGTGTTCTACCATTTGTCAATTTATATCTTAAATGTTTGTGCGTTGAAAATGGTTTTATATGGTCAGCTTGTATTTTGCATCCTATTTTTCTACATTCAACACAAGTATAATTATCTCGTTCAAACACATTTTTTCGCCATTCTTTATATTGGGCTGATTTTCTATCTAATTCATTTTGTGTTGATACCCCACCTCTCCAAAAATGGCATTTATCTCCTGACCTTTCAGGAAATTTCATTCCTTTTGTACCTCTTGGATGTTCTTTTCCTTCCCACATTTTTACGCCTTTATTCCAAACTGGCTTTCCAATTTTAGCAAGTGACATTTTTTCTTTTATTTCTGGAAGTGCTACATTATAAATAGCTGAACATTTTTTACTGCAAAACTTTGGTATTCTTGATTTACAACCTTTATTGCTTTCAAATTCACTATTACAATTCTTGCAATTATATTTTTTCATAACCAAATATACAAAATAAATACCATTTATTAGCTAAAATTTACGTTTACTTTTTCGGTCTTCATTTTTTCGTGTTTCTGTACGGTACTATTTTATTCAATAAATCCTTTCGTTTTCCGCAGTTGCACGTTTTAATAACGCTCTTAACTACTTTGGCTATTCCTGTTGATTCAAGTATGTTCTCTACTGTGTCACCAAGCCCGATTGGATTCTTATTCAACCCCATTTTAGATAAATAATCTAACAGTCCAATAAATGCCTAATATCACTCCTAATGATAACACACGTGTAAATGAACTTGCCATTTCTTTTTGACCCTCAAACCAAGTGGTAATTTTAGACTGTTGTAACCACGGTAAAAAGAATAACATTGCTCTATCAATAAAGAAGATTATTCCGAATATTGGTAGTAGGCTTATTCCTAACGCTACTTTTAGCTTTTTGTTCATAATTGTTCGTTTTAATGTTAAAAATACGCACAAAGGTTATATCTCTACTCCCCTTGTGCGCTACAAAACCTAAACACTAGTCAATGCAAAGGTATTAATTTTCATTTGAATAACGTAAAAAATAAATGTAGTGCAAATGTCCTATTGATTTTGTTGTTAAAATTCCTATTTCGTGTTTTCGTAGTTCCTGCTTTAATTTCCAAATGTTAATACTTTTTTGAACGCAAATCGTTGGTATAGCATCCGTTTTAAAGCCTATTGAATAACCTATCAAGGCTTCTTTATACTTTACGGTTATTATCGTTGCTAGCCACTCTTCGGTTGGTATTCCATTCAGATATTTAGCACATTTTTCCACGTGTTTTTTTCGAAAGATAATGTTTTTTATTAAAAAATCAAATTGCTTTTTACTTTTGCTAAATTTAATTTTCAAAACCCCTATAAACAGGGCGTTTCAGAGCGTTCAAAAAGTTTTTATTTCAAAGTATAAACTTTACTCAACCACTTTGAAAAAACGAAAGTATAAATTGAAAGTACACACTTCATCTTATCACTTTACAAAAACACTTTTTAATTTTGAAAGTATAAAGTCAAAGCATACACTTTACAAAATGACTTTTCAATTTTCAAAGTATAAACATAAAGTACTGGCTTTACAAAATGACTTTTGATTTTCTAAAGTATAAAGTCAAAGTACTAACTTTTGAATTGCACTTTTTATTTTACAAAGTATAAAACCAAAGTGTTGACTTTAGTAAATGACTTTCAAAATTTAAAAGTAAAAACTCAAAGTATAAAGTTCATCAACACACTTTGTAAAAATGAAAAATTCACTTTTTAAGAAGCCCATAAACAGTGACTTGTAGCGTGTTGTTTTTTCTGTTTTCTTGAATTATAAAAAGTAATTTGATTTTTAATGATTTTTCAATAACAAAGCATAAGCGAAATTAAAACTTTGCCTATACGGATGTTATAAATCATTTCGATTCTAAATAATTGTAGTACCTCCTCTTCCCGTTACTTAGGCTTTTATCGTTTGCTGAGTCGATAGGGTCTAAATAGTAGTACACCTTCTTTTCTATCCGTGTTTTCGTCACCTTCTTTTCGGGCTTCAATATCCAAAATACAGCGAATACTTGCGCACAAATTACGATGAAAACTCCTATTTTAAATATTGCTATTTTCATAATCTAATAGATATTTGCCGATTTTCTCTAGTGTTGTTGTGTGAAGTCCTTTAGTCGTATTTTCAGCGTTTAAATATAGCCAAATTTGATTCTGACTCAATCCTGCATCTCTGGAAAACTTCGCTAATGTGATATTCTCAGTAAGCAAATGATGTTGTATCATTTCCCTTGCTAAACTGTTTACTTTAGATAGTTGTTTTGCTGTCATTTTATTGTGTTTTTAAAGGTTTCGTTGTAGTATTGCTTATCTTTTGCCTCTCCAGCTAAATAAGCACTTTCCATCTGTTGCTTCTCCATTTCTTTGGCTTGTTCAATATCTCCCTTTGTGAACTTACCAAGTTTGTTAAAAAGTTGTTGTTCTAACCATTCTACTGCTGTCATAATTTTAGTTTAAATAATTACACAAATACTAATTACCAATGAAATAATAGATATTACTAATGAAACTACATAAATAATAAATTGTTTATCTGTCATAATTTTATTTTTTAAAGGGGGGTTTTTACGCCCCTATTGTTATCAAAAAGGTAAATCCTGGTTTTCTTCAAATTCATTTTGAATAGGCACGTTTGTCACAGCGTTATTCAAATCTAAAACGTCCAACTTCCAACCTTCCAAAGTATTAAAACAAGTTTCAACACCTGCTGCATTCGTCCATAAACGCCCTTTAATATTGATTTCTATACCTACCTTATTACCTACTGCTAAATTCTGTAGTAAGGCGCACTTATCATTCACAAATTGAATTGATAAATATTGCTTGTATGGTCCTTCATCAACTTCTAAAATTACATCCTGCTTAGTGAATTTCTCACTCTTAACCTCTTTTGTGCCAATTTTGTACACTAACCCTTCAATTTTCATAATAATCTATTTTTTAACTGTTGATAATAATCACGTGCAACCTCTACACGCTCTTTAATTTTTTGTTGTGCTGTTTCGTCTTTTT